AATTGAAACTGACGATCGATCTTCGATCTCGCTCACTCCGTTCGCTCGGCGCTCAAACGGCGCGCGGCCTCACATGGCTACAGATTTACCTTGTTGGGGTCACAGCCTTAGCGCTGTGAATAATCAAAGGAAAGCGCCTACATTGGGATTATTGTGTTCATAAATTGTTTACAAATTTAAACGATTAAACGAACACTCGTTCCTTGCATTTCGCATACAAAATATGCTATAATAAAGGTGCAACAAAGGAAAACAACAAAACATCAAATAAAGGAGATAAGGAAATGACAGATATCAGAATGAAGGAATGTAGCGGAGCAAGAAGAGCAACTAAAGTTAGATTCATAGATAAAGAGCGCGAAATTATGATCGAGGGTAATTACAAATCGATTTATAAAGCGTGCCATAATCAGTTAGCAGATAGATACGCTACACTGGTGGAAGATGGTGAGATAGTAGTAATCTATATTGGCAAGTTAGACGAGAGAACATTCTAAGGAGGATAAAGCAATGACAAAGAAAGATATGTTAATTAAGTTAGCAGGGGTTGAATCTGACGCATGGGAAACCTTACAACTTTACAAAAGGATTTACGGAGTAGACAGCGAAATGACATATAGACAATCCGGTGAATGGCTCATGGCAAGTAGAATAAAGCAAGAATTTGAAAAGGAGGTGAGATAATGAACCAGTGGCAAAAAGCGTATTTAGAAATAGCTTTAAAGTGTTTAGATTTAGCTATGGAAATTGAAACTGATGATAATGCATTCTTAAGTATGTATTGTGCATCTTCTGACATTAAGAACCTTTTAGATGAGGAAAAATCTGAAGAAATTATAGATAACATCAATGAAATATTAAATGAGGAGGAATTGTGGTGAAAGTAACAGTATCAGTAATAGATAGACGCACTAAATTCGGCATAAGTAATAGGGAATACTGGAGTTACTTATCAGCGTACAAGTACATCAAAGCACATTTAGATACAGCATTAGCAGTAGTAATTAAATGCGAAAGTTATACTTGTAAGCGCACAATACCTGAGTTTATAAGTTTTATGGAAATGGAGGAAATGCCGTGAAAGCAAAGAAAGCATTATTTGAAATCAACGAGCAAATTACAGAAGCCCAAAGAAAATTGAATGACATTGTAGGACACGTAACTGCTATTTACACAATAGTAGATGAAATGTATCACAGCACAAGTTCTGAATTGTATCTTAAAGAATATGCCGAGTCACAGCAAAATGAAGCAATAAGGTTAAAGAGAGAAAACGAGGCATTAATGATTAAAATAGAAAGGCTCGAGCAGGAGATTAAAGAATTACGTTTTCTATTACAAAAACCTTAAAGGAGGAATTAAAATGTTAGTAATAATTACTGTTATCATTATGCTTTTCTTTCTGGTTTGCACCTGCAAATCAAATAACCCACTTTACGGTATCTGTTTCACGCTTGTTTTCATGGTGTTGGTATACGAATTAAAAGCATTAATATTTTGGGGTTTTGCTTGACATTCGAACGAATGTTTGTTATAATAAGTATAGTAACAAATAACAATTCCAAATAAGAAAAGGAGAATCAAAATGAAGGAAATCATGGTAACAAGAACAGTTGAAGCAACAAGAGCAGTGGTATTATGTCTGAACACAGAGACAGCGGAGCCTTTCAACGCAGAATGCATAATTCCTTATGGAACAGATGATAAGGAGAAGGCGTTAAAATATGCTCAGAAGCACATGGACTTAGGAGAGGAATCCAAAGCCGTTTCTATCGTAGATATGCATATTCAGGAAACGCGCTACGGAATGCCGTTATCCCAGTTCATTGCAGATGCGGTAAAACTGGAACCGCTTAAGAAACCGGAATAAAGCTTACAGCCCTTAACTGTAAAATAAAAGCTTATTCATAGTATAACCCTGAACGCCTTACGGCAAACAAAATGAAAAGGAGAATTTCAAAATGAAGATTGTAAAAACAAGCAGAGAGTTCACAAAGCAGGAGCAGTATCTTATGACCATGTCGCCAACACTTAAGATGGTAAATCACGTAGAGGACGGGGAGACATTAAACGTGAGCGGATATCTCACTTACACTGATACTCAGTCGGACGGAGCAGAGGTTGAAATCCTTTCTGTAATCGGCTTAGACAAAGCAGGAAATGTAGATATATGGGCTTGTCAGTCCAGAACGTTTAAAGAGTCTTTCGGAAACCTCGCTTCTATCTTTGGTGATGAAGAATTTACCATTGTGAAGATTTCCGGTGAAACAAAGGCAGGAAGATCATACGTAAACTGTGATTTAGCACATTAAGTAATGTGACCATTCAGAACGGAATAACTTATTCCCCTCCCTCAATTACTGGGGGAGGGATTTTTATTAAATGTTTCACGTGAAACATTGAAAGGGGTTTTCATGGCAAAGCGTAAAGCATCAAAACTTCAGCAAGAATACAACAAAGAATACGCACGTATACAGCGTGCCATGCGTCGCGCAGAGTCCCGAGGTTATTTCTTTGACGTAGAACCAGTTCTACCACCTAAAACAAAGAAGCCTACTCGCAAAGAACTCAATCGGCTAAAGTCGATCACACCTGATAAGCTTTATGATAAAGCGAGAGCATATAACCCTGAGACAGGAGAAATTTATTCTGGTAAAGAAGCCAGAGCTATCGAACGCCGCGCTTCTGCACAAAAAGCGGCAGAGACACGGAGACGAAAAACCGAGATACAGGCAGTAAAGCAGGAACCGCTTCCAGTCATGGCAGATATCATTATAGGCAGGTTCAGAGAAATGATATCACGTTTTCCCGGCTCTGCTGAACCAGTTCTTACCCCATGGTTAGATAATTTGATTAATGTAAGAGGTAAAGAAGCAGTTGCCACAATGCTAGAAGATGGTAGAGCGGCAGGACTAATTATTGACAACAAAGTTGCATACTCCCAGATGATTTATACTTACATGGCCGATATGTTAAGTTATTTGCCTCTCGATTCAGCTGAGAAGCAAGAAGTAACAGACAGCATGGAGGAGTGGGAGGATAACTCAGAATGGCCGGAATAAAATGTAAAGAGGTGGTAAGAAATGAAGCAAAGAAAATTCAGATATTTCAGTGCAGATTTCGAAACCACTGTATACAAAGGTCAGGTGAATACGGAAGTCTGGGCGGCGGCTTGTGTAGAACTCATGACAGAAGATGTGAAGATATTCCATTCAATCGGAGAGCAGTTAGAATACTTCATCAGTCTGGATTGTAACGTCTGTGCATATTACCATAACCTTAAATTCGATGGTTCCTTTTGGCTTTCTTATTTAATCACAGTTCTGCAATGGAAACAGGCATACCACCAACTTTCAAAAGATAAGCCAGATGCAGTAGAGTGGTTACGCGAAAAAGATATGCCTAACAAGACATTCAAGTACAGCATTTCAGATAAGGGAATGTGGTACACCATCACCTTAAAAGTAAATGGCCATGTCATTGAACTGAGGGATTCACTTAAGCTTTTGCCATTTTCAGTAAAACAGATCGGGCAGAGTTTCGCAACAAAACATAAAAAGTTAGACATGGAGTATGAAGGGTTTAGATATGCAGGCTGTGAAATTACAGAGGAAGAAAGAAAATATATAGCGAACGATGTGCTTGTAGTCAAAGAAGCTTTAGAGATTATGTTCGAAGAAGGTCACACTGATTTAACTATAGGTTCTTGCTGTCTAAAGGAATACAAGAAGTATTATGATAAAGAAGAATATGATTCCATCTTTCCCGACCTATACGATTTTAAGCTTGATAAATCACAGTATGGCTATGAATCAGCCGGAGAGTATATACGTAAATCCTATCGTGGTGGGTGGTGTTACGTAGTAAAAGGCAAAGAGAACAAGAAATATCACGACGGTCTTACCGCAGACGTAAATTCTCTTTATCCTTCCATGATGCATTCAGAATCAGGTAATGTGTATCCGATTGGTAAACCTTATTTCTGGAAAGGCGATTTCATTCCAGATAAAGCCATAGGAGACAACAAGTATTACTTTGTAAGAGTTAGAACAAGGTTCTATATCAAGCCTAACAAGTTACCATTCATTCAAATTAAAACAACATTCAGGTATAGGGGAACAGAATGTTTAGAAACAAGTGACATATTAGATGATAAGACAGGCACATATCACAAGCAGTATATTGACATTGACGGAACAGTAAAAGAAGCTGTCAATGAAATGGTTTTAACTATGACTGATTTTAAGCTTCTCAAAGATCAGTACGATTTAGTAGATTTTGAAATATTGGACGGGTGCTGGTTTTATGCTCAAATTGGTTTGTTCGACGGATATATAGACAAATACAAAGACATGAAGATAAAGAGCAAAGGAGGTAGAAGAACACTTGCAAAACTATTCCTTAATAACCTCTACGGTAAGATGGCTTCGAGTAAAGATTCTTCATTTAAAGTTGCATTCGAAAAAGACGATGGTTCACTCGGGTTTAGATTGGTGTCAGAGCATAATAAGAAAGCCGGATACATTCCGATTGGTTCCGCTATTACCAGTTACGCGAGAAACTTCACAATCAGAGCCGCTCAGGCAAACTATTACGGTGTTAATAAAAGGGGGTTTATATATGCAGACACAGACTCTATTCACTGTGATTTATCTATTAAAGAAATACAAGGGATCAGAATGCATAAGAATGCATTTTGTTGTTGGAAACTGGAAAGCTTCTGGGACGTGGCTTATTTCACTCGCCAGAAAACATACATTGAGCATGTCACACATGAAGACGGTATACAAATTGATGAACCATACTATGACATTAAATGCGCCGGAATGCCACAGAAGTGTAAAAATTTGTTTATTCGGTCACTTGGTGTAAAATCAGAGGAAATAAATCTAACAGAAGAAGAAATGAATTTTGTTTCAGTTCACAGAGAATTAGAAGATTTCACAGAAGGTTTAAAAATCCCCGGAAAACTTATGCCGAAGAGAATCAGAGGAGGCATATTACTGACAGAGACAGATTATGAAATGAGGTAGAATATGGTATTAGATGAATTAGTAGAAAAATTAATCGAACAGCAAAAGAAAGGGTACGGAAATTATGAGGTATTTGCAGTATCACCGCATGACATTATAGAACCAAATGGAGATATTGTAGCAAAATTATGTGAGCATGAAATCTATATAAGAGGTGAGTTATTATGAAGGTTGACACATTGCTAAAAGTAATTCCATTAAATATTGATATAGTAATGTCATGGAAGTATACAAGTGTATTATGTGAAGCCCACCCATCAAGAAATTTAAATATTTCTAAAGCATACGGGGAATGTTATGTGGAGTCTATTTTGCCTGTAAATACCACAACAATACAAATAAACATTTAAAAGAGGGAGATCACTCTCCCTCTCTTTATATCTATAACCTCCGCGCCTCCAGAGCCAATACGCAATATTGAATATAAACTCACGGCAGTTTTGACACTGTGCGTTCCGCGGTTTACAAAGTAGGACACGTAGGAAGATACCACTAGTATGATAAGGCTTTAAGAATAGCCTCCTTACACTTTAAATCTTTAAATCTAAAACACCCCTTCTCAAAGAACCACCGCCATGTCTGCAAGATCATGTCGTTTCGGTGAAGCATAACATAATTGACCTCATGGTCGTCTGTCGTTACAGTTATCTTTACCCTATGACTCATGTCAGGACGATTGTCACAATACACAATCCCTAATTCAGGATATTCTCTCACGCCATAACAAGCATTCTGATATTTCAAAGTACCGATGTAAACGCTCTTGCCCTCCGGCTTATCAATAAATGCCATAGAGTCATTCAAGTAAACGCATTCAGATGAATACGCTACGTACTCATTTGACGCAAATGCCCTGTTAAATCCTGCATTCTTCTGAGCTTCCGATGCGGCTCTGACAAAACCTTGTTCCAGAACCCAACCATCACCTCTAAGAATCTTTGTATCTGTAGCCAGTCGATTACTGATTCCCATTTCCACATAATACGGATTTATAATAGATACGGGGTTACCAATCATATACACAGGTAAATACCTGTACTGCTCTCCGTTACCTCGGGCAAGTGAAGTATGCACAGAAATAAATTTCTTAATTTCATCTGCACAATAATGATTAGTTTCGCTCTGGAACTCATCAAATAACTGTCTGTTTGAATCGGTCATAAGATGAGAATATTTCTTTATCTGGTCTGCCGCATTAAGAGCGATTGCATAGCCACAGGATTCATCATTCAAAAACAGTTCATGAAAGATACCTGCCGCTCTTCTCTTGCTTTTAAGAATATCCTTTGGGAAGAACAGCCTTGCAATGTCAGTAAAGAACTTCTCGTCGCAATCATCTAATTCATAATTGAACCGATATGTCAAGAGGAATTTTCCCTTACCGTCCTTAAATCTGTTCACAGCAAGACGGTTAAAATAGGTAGTCTTTCCACCTGTTCTGTTACTTGTGCACAAAAATATCTCAGGTTTTCTTCCATTTATATCCATTGTAGACAAAAGTCTAGTGCCATCGTAATACATTTGCTCTTTCATATTGTGCAATCCTCCTAATTTATTATACCATATTTTGTTGATTTTTTCAACCCTTTGTGGTATAATATAATAAGAAAGGGAACAAATGTTTGTTTCGGAAAGGGGGTTTGACTATGGGAGCGCAGGAGATAATTTCAATGGTGCAGAATCTAGGCGTTGCCGTTGTCATGTGTCTTATGTGTGCATGGTTTATAAAGTATATGTTTGATAAGTTCATGGAAAAATCACAGACAGATGATGAACGGCACAAACAAGAAATGGATTCGATAACAGAAGCTTTAAACAACAACACGCAGGCATTAACAAAATTGTCAGAAAGGTTAGAGCATGAAAACAGGAATTGACGTCTCAAAATGGAACAAGAAAATTGACTGGGAGTCAGCTAAAGCAGACGGGGTTGAATTTGCAATCATTCGTGCAGGTTATGGAAGTGGTAACATTGACCCGTATGCACACATGAACTGTGTGAAATGTAATTCACTCGGAATTCCGATTGGAATCTATTGGTTCAGTTATGCATACAGTGAAGAAATGTGCCGCAACGAAGCACGTAAAGCCGTAGCTTTTGCAAACAAACATCTGTTAGAACTTCCAATTTATTTTGATTTTGAGTATGATTCGGAAGACTACGCCGAAGATCATAACGTAAATGTTTCACGTGAAACATATTGCAAGTATGTTACCGCTTTCTGTGAGGAAGTAGAAAAGCTGGGATATTACGCCGCATTTTACGTGAATAAAGATTACATGTTGAGAAAGACAACACATGAACTCAGAGACCGTTTTGATATGTGGCTTGCTGACTATGACAGGCCAGTGTATTTTAACAACGCTCACATGGTACAGATTACTGACAAAGGAACCATGTCAGGTGTTACCGGATACGTAGATTTAAACCAGACCGATCGTGATTATCCTACAATCATTCGAAAGGCCGGATTAAATAATTTAAAATAAAGGAGGTTAAGCAATGGCCGCTAGAAGCAGAAAGTGGTCTTCCAGAGCAAGGCGTGACTTTGACGAAAGGGAAGACTACCGAAAGAAAGAGGGCGAGGAAGATCGTTACGAGAAACGTGACGACAGAAGGAAAGACCGCCCAGAGAAAGAGAACGAGGAGAGAAGCGAAGACTCACGACGTGACGATGAAAGAAGCCCTCGTGAACTCGAAAAAGATGCAAAGGAAGACCGGAGAGAAGAGCGTGGTTATTACTACGATGAGGAAGATTGGTCTGACTTTGACTTAGAGGACACTCTCATGCAGATCAGGAACGCCAATCCCGACGACGATGTAAATGATCGTTTAGACAGATTACGGAGACGGTATGATTATTATGAGAGAGAACTCGACCGCTATGATGCAGATTATGATTCACTCATGGCGGAAATGGATCGGTTGAAAGCAGACAATCGCAGATACATGATGCGTGATTCTGCTAGAGACGATTTAAGAGAAGCAGACGACAGACAGGATAGAGATATCCGGCAGGACAATGATGCAGAGAAAAGTTTTGACGATCTCTGGGACGAAAGGGAGGGCTAAACAATGCCAGTTAAACCATCATATGCGGCCGCAAAATATAGCGCGACGCCTAGAGGAATGGATTTATTAAACGTAATTCGTGCGGAGGCTTCTAACCAGTATAAGGAATGGATTCCGCAGGCAACACAGGATAACATCAAAGAGGTAGGTAATCCTATCTTAAAATATCAGGCGGCGGCGAATGAATTCTTAAGCGCTTTGGTAAACAGAATTGGTCTTGTACTTATCACAAGCCGTACCTACAACAACCCGCTTAAACCGTTTAAGCGTGGCGAGATTACACTCGGTGAGACGATTGAAGAAATCTTTGTAAACATCATTAAGGCCGAGCCTTATTACAGAGAAGACGATCTCGGCATGACAAATCAGGAAGACTTATTCAAGCAGAGAATCCCTGATGTCCGCGCTGTATTCCACTCAAGGAATAGACAGGATAAGTTCCCGATCACGATCAGCAACGATGATTTAAGAACCGCTTTCATTTCATATCAGAGCGTGGAAGATTTAGTCGGCAAGATTATTGAGGCTGTGTACACTTCCGATGAGTACGCAGAATTCCTTCTCATGAAGAACATTTTCTTAGAGGCTGGTAACAGAGGGGCGATCTACCCGGTTGCTATTCCTGACCCGACAGATGAAGCTACGGGAAAACAGGCAATGACGGCTATCCGTAAAGCGGCTCTTGATTTAACCTTTATGTCCGACAAGTACAACTACATGGGAGTAACTACTCACACACCAATCGGAGAGCAGTATATTTTCATGCTTACCAGCCTTGCGGCTACCGTAGACGTAGAAGTTCTTGCATCTGCTTTTAATATGGATAAGGCTGATTTTATTGGCCGCCGCGTTATTGTAGATGATTTTGGTGGACTTGAAAAAGAGGGTGTTGTTGCTCTTACCGTAGACCGTGAATGGTTCATGGTATTTGATAACTATCTCGCCATGACAGAAGTTTACAATGGAGCAAGGCTCTACTGGAACTATTTCCTTCATCATTGGCAGACGCTTTCTTATTCTCCGTTCAAGAATGCGATCGCTTTCACGACACAGGCTCCAGCAGTAACAGCCGTAACCGTAACCCCCGGAACCGCTTCTCTTACAAAAGCAGCAGGTGGAACAATTCAGTTTAAAGCAGATGTAACCGGAACAGGTCTTATCTCTCCAGAGGTTACATGGACAGTTACCGAAGATGCGAATGCATCTATTGATGCAGACGGTTTACTTACAGTAAAAGTTGGAATCACAGTTGATACTTTAACGGTTACAGCCGCTAGTAAAACTGACCCGACAACGACCGGAACAGCTACCGTAACTCTCACCTAATTAACCACAAACAGATAGGAGTTAATATGAGTTATGAACCTATGACAACGGTACGTTTGCTTAAAAATGTGCCGTTGGATAACTCATATACCAATCAGTTCAGCAGGGCATTCTTTCCCACTAGAACAGAACAAACGGCGTATTTCGTTTCAAAGACAGCCCACACAGCGGCAGATTTAACGTACCAGAGGGAACAGAAATACGTCGATTACCCTGCTGAATATGATGAGATATATGAGTGCAACTATTTAATGTATCAGAATAACGCTTTTAACGCTAACTGGTTTTACGCTTTCATAACCAGAGTTGAGTATTTTTCAGAAGGTTTAACTCGTGTATATTTTGAGATAGACTCGTGGCAAACTTTTTTATTTGACGTGCAGATTCACCCATGTATGGTAGAACGCGAACACGTCAACGATGATACACCCGGAGCAAACTTAATTGATGAAGGTTTAGCACTCGGAGACTTTGTTGTTAATGCTGTAACAGAAAGATACTTTGACACATGGTGGATTGTGGCAGGAGCAACGGTTGACTTGCAAGTTGGAAAAGGCGTAGTTGGAGGTCGTTTTTATGGTGGTACATTCTCTGGAGTGAGATACTACTGTTACTCATCAGCAAGTTCATTTAATGCCATGCTTGACAGACTTTCAACAGAAGGAATGCTTGACAATATCGTTACAGTATTCATGCTACCAGTAGAAGTAGTAAGCCCAAATCAGGAAGACGGGGAAGAATTAGAGAGAAACCCAAACTCATCTAGTGCATGGAACATTCCTAACTCACAGAGACTTGACGGGTACGTTCCACGTAATAAAAAGCTTTTAACCTATCCTTTCCGGTACGTTTCACTGAGTAACCAGAGTGGGTCAGACTGTGTTTTAAGATATGAGTTTTGGGCTGTTGCGGCAGGCGAACTTAGAACCATGGGAAGTATTTCACCGAATGGTAGAATATGGTGTTGGCCACAAAGTTACAAGGGACTTGGCGCAAACCTTGACGAAGGAATCAGCATAGGAAACTATCCGATATGCACGTGGGTAGGAAACACTTATGCTAATTGGGTAGCACAACAGCAGGTAACAAATGCCATGGCGTTGTCAGGCGCTACTGTAAAAGCCGCAACTCAAATGGCACTTGGTAGCCCATCTACTGCTTTAGCAGGTTTAGCTACCAGTGCTGGAAGTATTGCCCTTAACAATATGCTTGGAGGAATTGAACATAGTTTTACACCAGCACAAGCAAGAGGTAACACGGCGGGTGAAAACTTCCTACTCGCATATAATGAGTATGGTTTCATAGCTAAAGAAATGACGATTACCAGTGATTACGCAAAATCTATCGATGGATACTTCGATGCATTTGGGTATAAGGTAAACAAACTGAAAGTACCAAACACTTCGGGAAGACCATCGTGGAATTATGTTAAAACTGTTAATGCACAAGTAACAGGTAGTTGTAACACGGAACACCTTGTTAACATTAAGAATATGTTTAACAGAGGAGTAACCCTCTGGCATGGTGACTGGGTAGGAGACTACACAAGAAACAATTCCGGTTCCAGTCCGACTCCAGAACCAAAGTATCATTTATCAGTAGTAAATGGATATGGGTCAGGATATTACAACGAGGGTGCAGCTATAGCGATTAATGCTCAGACAGCTATCAATTTTATTAACTGGACAACAAGCGCTGGCGGAACTTTTGACGACCCAAATGCAGTACAAACTACTTTCCATATGCCGGCAAACGATGTAACCATAACGGCTAACTATCAGGAACCTACTGAAACAAGGCTTGACGAATATGCAAGACAGTTTATAGGTGCGGTTGAATGGGACGACACAGTAAGATTATGGCAAGTGTGGTATTATGGCAGTTATGTAAAAGACGCATGGTGTACAACATTCTTAACCTATTGTGCTTACATGATTGGTAAAGGAAATCAAGTTCCAAAGAATGCGGCAGTTCAATCATTGTATGATGCTATGAATAGGCTTGGAAGAACATGGCTAGCAGAAATTGGAGGACAGTTACCAAAAGTTGGTGATGTTGTCTTTTTCATTACATCACAGAGCACGACCGTACTTCATCATTGCGGTGTGGTATCAGCAGTTAACGAAAATAAGATTACCTATATCAGTGGAAACACTGGTAACCCGTCAGGTGGAGCAGATGGCGTATTCGAAAAGACAACAACGATTGGTCAGGGCGGAAGTTATTATGCAAAATATTTTGGAAGAGTTGATTACACTTAAGGAGGTGATAGTATGAAAATGAATGACGGATATTGTGGCTTAAACTTAAGCCGTACAACAAGTGAATGGTTCAACGATGCAACTTTCTTTGACTATTACATGAGGCTGAAAGAAATTGCTATCAACTCTTATGAGTGGGTCAATCTTCCTCCCACATGTGACCCTAGGTTCCTAGAACTGATACTGTTTGAATTTGGATACTGTTTGTTCTTCAAATATCACAAAAATGATGCATTCCTTACTTTACAATGTGCTCTAACCGGTCCGTTGAACATTTATCGAATTCCTATAAATAGAAGAGCATATTCTATCACGGAGTTACAGCAATCATGTGACGATCAGGACAGTGTCATTGTGTGGAATAATTTCTTGAGACAGCCTACGGCTTTAACAGTTCAGCTTTATGCTGAAAGACTTACTAGAATCCAGAGAGCTATTGATGTCAACATTAACGCACAGAAAACACCTATTCTTATTAAGGGATCACAGGCACAGCAGAAAAGCTTAAAGAGTATCTACAAAAGCTATGAAGGTAATGAACCTGTGATATTTGGCGATAAGGACATGAATTCACAAATGATGGAAGTGTTCAGAACAGATGCTCCAGAAAGCTACATCAATCTGGAAATGGAAAAGACACGCGTATGGAATGAAGCTATTACATTCTTAGGAGGTAACAACGCCAACACAGATAAGAAAGAAAGGCTTATCACAAATGAGGTTGACAGTAACTTAGAACAGATCATCATGCAGAGAATGACATTCTTAGATGCAAGAAAGCAGGCTTGCCAGATGATAAATGATTTGTTCGGAAGTGAATTGCCAAATGGCAAAATCGATGTGCGATATCGGAAAATGGAGGTGGAAGACGGTGGCACAATATACGATGGAACTCAGGACAGTAATGGAAGGGTTGATAGGTCTAACCGAGAGAGAAACATATCCTCAGATCAAAGACGTGATTAATCAGGCAAGACCTCTTATCTTTGATTTTGATTTCCCAATCTTTGATGAAGCTTACCGAATTCCTCTGGAAAACAAAATACTTAAAACGTATTACACAAGAGAGATATGCGACACTCCGGTGTCAAGATGGAAACTGCTTTTGGATATCAAACTTAATGAGATTATGCCTTATATGAATCAGCTTTATAAATCTGAACTCTTGGCGTTTGACCCATTTACGACAGTAAATTACAGTAGAGATTACAGCCGTAAGCGTAAAGATGATGAGACAGGGTTCGCTAAATTAGACTTTACAAATGGCTCTAAACAAACAGTAACAAGTAATGGTAATATAGATTCAACCAGTGATAGCAACAACAAAATCACTGATAATGGAACTACCAATCAGAAAAATCGCCATAGTGATACACCACAAGGTACTATAGCTAATCTTGAAGCCGGAACTTACATGACAAGTGCAGATGTAAATGATTCTACTGTAAATAACACTAGACAAGATGATGGGTCTACTACTACTAACACGAATAGCAGAGACACAACAAATACAGAAGGCACTAATACACATGTAGAAAGCAAGAATGATAACAGAAATTTAGATTCTACTGAAAGTTACCTTGAGTCAATAAAAGGTAAAGATGGTAGTAAGAGTTATCCAGAACTATTAACCGAGTTACGTAATTCTTTTTTGAATATTGACCTTATGATTCTTAATGAATTAAACGAACTCTTTTTCATGATTTATTAGGAGGTGGTAACATGATTGATTGCTTAAGAATACCATGCATAAGATTACTTCCCATTACTTTATCAGCAGAAATAACAGATTATGAGACATTATGCAAACTGGTAAATAAGGTGAATGAAATGATTGAGGATATTAACACTAATAATGAAATCATAAACAATCATTCAGAAGCAATTAAAGAATTACAGAACATGGTAAACTATTTAAACGGTGAACTTGTAAAAATCGCAAACGGCGAGTATATTGATATATACATCGAAGCTTTGGGTAAGTGGATTGATAGAAATTTACAAGAAATAGTTGCTAAAATAGTTAAACAAGTATTTTTCGGGCTTGGCGGTAAAGACAATGCGTATTTTGTAGCATGGATACCGGAGAGTTGGAGTGACATTGATTTTGATACTATAATGACGTGTGGTGATAAGAACTGGGGACATTTAGTCCTTAGATATTAAAGGAGGTTTTATTATGGCTTTAAATCAGTATATTGGAGCAAGATATGTTCCATTAATAACAGGTGAGTGGGATGCAACTATTTCATATGAAGCGTTGTCAGTAGTATTATATCAGGGTTCTAGTTATACCAGTATTTGTTCAGTTCCCGTTGGAGTACCTCCCACTAATACAGCGTTCTGGGCACTGACTGGAAATTATAATGCGCAGGTAGAACAATATAGACAAGAAGTGTTAAATATAAGTTCAGAACTTTCATCTATTAAACCTAAGGTTGAATCTAATACAAATAACATAAATATACTTACACCTAAGGTTGAATCTAATACAAATAACATAGATATACTTACACCTAAGGTTGAATCTAATACAAATAACATAGATATACTTACACCTAAGGTTGAATCTAATACAAATAACAT